TGTACCGCCTTTGGGTGGTAAAAAGACTGAAAAAACTCTTCTGAACGAAACTCAATAAGCGAGTAAGTACTTACTATAATATAATGGAGACTTGTCTATGACAGATGAACAAAAAGGGTTAGAAGAACCTATGATATGTGGGATTATTCTCACATCTGGGCACGAAGTTATTTGTGTCATGCAACATGAAAAGGAGAAAAACAGATATTTCTTAAATAATCCTGCTATTGTGGGATTGAAACCGGATCCAAAAGATCCGACTAAGATGAATGTTTTCTTCTCACCTTTCTGTCCGTCAGCGGCATTAGGACAAGTCTCTGTTGTTCCTAGTCAGTTGGTTGCGTTGTATGCTCCATCTGAACAACTGACCTCAGAATGGAAAAATAAATTCAAACACCCAGGATTACCCCAAGAGGAAAAAAGACCAAAATTCGAAGGATAGTACTTGACTTTCAAACAATAGTTTGTTATAATGGTTTATATTATCTGGAGTGAGTCTTTTTGATGTCTGAATTTTATTCTTATGCGTGGCAGTATGGTAACAACCTACTAGTTCGTGGAGTCAGGGATGGTGAACGATTTATTGAGCGCCATCCCTTTTCACCAACATTATATGTTCGTACTGATGAAAAAACAAAGTTTAATGGACTTTATGGTGAAAATCTCAAAGCCATAAAGTTTAACAATAATTCTGCTTGTAAAGAATTTATTGATAAGTATGCAAAGATAGAAAATTATCCTATCTATGGTCAACAAGATTTGACCTATCAATATATCTCAGAAAAATATCCAGAAGCGATTGATTTTGATCTCACAAAATTAAACATTCAAGCGATTGATATCGAGACTACTGCCGAGCATGGCTTTCCTTCTGTAGATAATCCTGTTGAAGAAGTTCTACTTATTTCCAGTGTCAATAACATAACAAAAAAGATTACAACTTTTGGTGCTGGTGAATGGTCTCCTGTTTCTGATGAGATAGAGGGATTAGATGTTGAGTATGTTTATTGTGATGACGAAGAAGACCTGCTAAACAAATTCATGACATGGTGGGCAAATGATTATCCAGATATTATTACTGGTTGGAATAGTCAGTTGTTTGATATACCATATTTGGTATCTAGAATTGATCGATTGTTTGGTAATGAATCGAAGAATGGTTTGAGTCCTTTTAATATGACTAGACGAAGATCGGTTACCATTAACAATCAAGAAATGACAACCTATGATATCAAGGGTGTCGCTTCTTTAGATTATATAGATTTGTATCGCAAGTTTACATACAATCAACCAGAGTCATATAAGTTAGATCATATTGCTGAGTTGGAACTCGGTAAGAAAAAACTTGAAACTGAATATGATACCTTCAAAGAGTTTTACGATAAAGATTGGAATCGTTTTATTGATTATAATATCATTGATGCCAAGTTGGTCGATGAACTTGATGATAAAATGAAACTCATTGAATTGATTGCAACCATGACTTATGACTGCAAATGTAATTTTGCTGATGTTTATTCTTCTACCCGAACTTGGGATTGTTTGTTATATAATCATTTATTAGAAAGTAACATTATGATTCCCCCTAAGTCTGACAAGCCTAGCCGTGGTATAAAGGGTGGATATGTCCAAGAACCAGTACCGGGTAAATATAAGTGGGTTATCTCTGTTGATGCTACTTCTCTGTATCCGTCAATTATTATGCAACACAACCTGTCTCCAGAGTGTTTGTCTGATGAAAAGCCATTAGATTGTACTGTTGATTCTTTGCTTGAAAGAGGACATAACACGGAGAAGTTGAAAGAGAAAGACCTTTCAATGGCTGCCAATGGATATTGTTTTACTAGAAAACGACAGGGAATATTTGCTGATATTACCCAGAAGTTTTTTGATGATAGACAGAAGTACAAGAAGTTGATGCAAAAAGCACAGAAAGATTATGAGTCAACCCATGATGACAAATATCTGCCGTTGATTGCTAAGTATAATAACTTTCAAATGGCAAGAAAGATTCAGTTAAACAGTTTATTTGGTGCTATGGGTAATCGTTACTTCAGATATTTTGATGAGCGAATTGCCGAGGGTATTACTCTTACTGGTCAATTTATTATTAGAGAAACCGCTGATGCAGTTAATAAGTATCTGAATAAGTTTTGTGGTACTAAAGATGTCGAGTATTCATTTTATACGGATACTGATTCATGTTATATAACACTTGATGCGTTAGTAGAAAAGTTTCTTAAAGATCAATCAAAAGATAAGATTATTGATGCACTTGATAAGATTACGGAAGATAAGATAGAACCAGCAATTAATAAAGCAATGTCTGGACTTGCTGATTATATGAATGCATTTGAAGAAAAGATATTCTTTAAGCGAGAGGCTATTGCTGATACCGGCATATGGGTTTCAAAGAAACGATATGCATTGAATGTATATGATAATGAGGGTGTTCGATACGAAGAACCTAAACTGAAAGTTATGGGTTTAGAAATTGTTCGTTCATCTACACCAGCACCAGTTAGACAATCTTTGCGAGATGCTGTATCTTTATGTCTCACTGGTGACGAAAGTAAGTTACAGGACTTTGTAGAAAAGTCTTGGCAAGATTTTAAGGATTTACAACCAGAAGATATTGCATTTCCACGAGGATGTAATAATCTAGGTAAGTATGCATCATCATCTGATATATACGGCAAAGGTACACCCATGCATGTTAGAGGCGCGTTACTGTATAACAATCAGGTTAGAACTAAGTCATTGACTAACAAATATGAATTGATAAAAGATGGTGACAAGATTAAATTTGTGTATCTCAAAGAACCCAATTATATTAGAGAAAATGTCATGGCTTTTAATGGTAGATTTCCAAAAGAATTTGACTTGCATTCATTCGTTGATTATGATATGATGTTTACTAAATCTTTTATTGAACCATTGAATATGATTACTTCTTCTTTGAAATGGAACACTAGACCTGTAGCATCATTAGAGGGATTATTTGCATGATATCATATCGGATTACACCAAAACAGAAAAAGTCAATAATAGATGTTGAAATCTGGAAAGATAAAGATGGAAACGAATGTGAAATCACAAATGTTTGGCGATATGGTGAATATTATATCATGCCAAAAGATAACGAAGAAAAAGTCCTACTGTTAGATATGGTCGCTCAACCACAAGAAGGTTATGTAGATGATTCATTTGAAGTTACGAAATTTGAACATTGGGAGTTAGATCATGTATGGGATAGTTGTGAGTGTAGTATAACAACTGGTTTTTTAGCAGAGGATGAAGAAGAAGAATTTGTCAAGAAGTGGGAAGAAGATGGTGAATGCTTTCTAAATGAAGAAGGATTTGAACCCAATGGCTGTGACATCTACATACATAATGGTGTAGAAATAGAAAAATGTTTTAACGGAGATTAATTATGAGTTTAATGGAAAAATTGAAAAAGAATACGACTGTCAAAGAGACATCGATTCTTACTAAATCTAAGTTTTTTGATACAAAAGATTTAGTTCAGACAACTGTTCCCGCCCTTAATGTGGCATTGTCTGGAAAATTGGATGGAGGACTTTCGCCAGGTCTGACAGTATTTGCTGGTCCTTCAAAACATTTTAAGACTGCTTTTGCGTTGATGCTTGCGAAATCATATTTAGATAAATATGAAGATGCAGTAGTTTTGTTTTATGATTCTGAATTTGGTGCACCTGAAGGTTATTTCAAGACATTTGAAATCGACACAGATAGAGTTATTCATACTCCGGTAACGGACATTGAACAACTAAAACACGATATTATGTCTCAGTTAAAAGACATAGAGAGGGGAGATCGTGTTATAATTCTTGTTGATTCTGTTGGAAATTTAGCATCAAAGAAAGAAGTTGAAGATGCACTTGAAGGTCGATCTGTCGCAGATATGACCAGAGCGAAACAAATGAAGTCCCTGTTTCGTATGATTACTCCACATCTTACTATCAAAGACATTTCTGCTGTAGTTGTCAACCATACATACAAAGAAATTGGATTGTTTCCAAAAGATATTGTTAGTGGCGGCACGGGTGTATATTACTCGGCCGATAACATTTATATTATCGGTAGGCAACAGGAGAAACAAGGTAAAGAAGTAGTTGGTTATAACTTTATCATAAATGTTGAGAAGTCTAGGTATGTTAGAGAGAAATCAAAAATCCCAATCGAGGTATCATGGGAAGGTGGTATTAGCAAGTGGAGTGGTCTGCTTGATATGGCTCTTGAGTCTGGTCATGTTGTCAAACCATCAAACGGATGGTATGCGAAATCTGATGAAGACGATGCAAAGAAAGTCAGACTTAAAGATACATATAACAAAGATTTCTGGTTACCTATTTTAACTGATGTATCGTTTATAAAGTGGATCGAGAATAGATACTTAATCTCTTCAGAAAAAATAATGAATGAAGAGATCACAGAGGAAGACATAGAGAAAGCCTATGAAGAAGGATTATAAAGAGCACCAACAGGACTTACTTGAATTGAACTCTGATGGTAATAGAACCAGGGGGCGGTATGGAGAAGACGAAGCGAAGTATGCCAAGTGTGATCGTTGTAAGAAAGTAATAGACCTTGACAATGATACGGCAATATGTTTTAATAACAAACTTTACATGTGTGAACCATGTGTTGAAGAGGTGAAGAAAGAATTTTATGATGAAGTTAGAAACTCAAATACTGGGTAGTTTAATTGATGATGAGAAATATACTAGAAGGGTAATACCTTTTTTAAAAGAAGAATATTTTTCAGAAGTAGAAGATAAGGCCGTATTTGCAAAAGTACGAGATTTCGTGGAGAAGTATAATTCTCTACCTACAAAATCTTCTTTGTTAATTTCACTACAAGATGATCGAAAAATTAATGAAGATGTATATCAGAGGTGCGAGACTTTAGTAAATGGACTTGTTCCGAGTGAGGATACGGGTGACTGGTTAATTGATGAGACTGAGAAGTTATGTAAAGATAAGGCATTGTATAATGCTATCATGCAGTCTATTCAGATAATCGAAGGTGACAAC